ATGATTAAGACAAAACAACAAAAGGTAGTAAAATTTCCTGAAAACCGAGAGATAGCAAACACTCTGGAGCATGGTGACAGGGTAATTATTGCAGAATATTCCGGTTACAGCGCCTCAACAGTGCGTGGAATGCTCATTGGTAAAAGGAGGTTAACCGATCGTGCCGCGAAAGCGATTATAAGGCTCAAAAATGAGCGCAGCGCAATTCAGAGCAACCTACACGAAAGTAACAATAAGTAAAACCTATTATAATGCCACATTTCCATAATAATGTCCTGGTTGTTACTTATGATGAGATCGTCCCTGAGCTCATCACATACGATGCCCTGGCTAAGGCAATCAGGAGATCAGAAAAGCGGGGTTATGGTATTAAGCGCGTTCAGCTTGGGGGCCGTGGCCGCCAATTGCTTATTGACTTCGACAGCCTGCCGCTATCAATGCGGGAAAGACTCGAAGACCCCCGCAAAGCCAAGCACCTTCTTGAGCCTTTTTTCCGCACTGACTTTGAGGCCGTTGATTTTTACAGCGAGTACCGCTTCGACGATGGTAGCTCAATAGCTGATAAGGCCCGCGACAAATACATAGCCAACGCGTCATTATTAAAGGCCTGCCAGTTATTGAAGGAGGCACGCGAAAACGAGCGAACTAACCAGGGCAACACCCAGCGAGGCATAATGACCTCAATATGGCAGGACGCCATTAGCTTCATACCGGTACTGAAGGTTAAGTTCGCGATGGATGCAAGCCTACCTGAAGCGGAGCCCAGGTTTAAGGAGGCTTATCAACGTTTTGCCCAGCTTGGTTATATCTCCCTGATCTCAAAGAAGCACGGGAACAGCAACGCCGGAAAGTCGAGCGACGAGCTTATAAAGCTGCTGAACGATATGTTTGCCACCCAGCGCAATAAGCCAACATTTGCCGACATCAGCAGGCAGTATGAGTCTTTTTTATCAGGATATCTTGAAGTAATTAACGCCAACACCGGAGAGGTTTATTCACCAGTGGGGTACCCGGCCCTCAGCCGATCGACAATCTACAATTATCTGAATCAATACGAAAACAGGATCGGCACCTTTGCCGCCAGGTCGGGCGACCGTCAGAAGCTTTTAGGAGCCTCAATACCATACCATTCACTTTTACATCCTGATTTCGCCGGATCAATTATTTCGATCGACGACCGGCAGCCGCCTTTTGAATATGCCAAAGGTCAACGCATGTGGTTTTACAACGCCATTGACCTGGGCAGCGAAGCCTTCACCACCTGGGTGTATGGCAAGACAAAGGAAGGTATCATCCTGGAGTTTTACAGGCAGATGGTTAGAAATTACGCGGAGTGGGGCTTTAACCTACCGGCAGAGCTTGAGTGTGAGAGCTCGTTAAATAGTTCGTTTGCCGATACCTTCCTGCGCGAGGGATATATGTTCCAAAACGTAAGGATTGAGGCAAACAACGCGCGCGGTAAGCGCATTGAGGCATATTACCGACCGTTAAGATACGGACTTGAGAAGCGTCATGCCGGATGGCTGGCCCGCCCGTTTGCTCTGTCTGAATCAAACCAGGCTGGCCATGATAAAGCCGATTATGTGCCTTACGACAAGCTCGCGGATCAGTGCCTCGGAGATATTGAAACCTGGAACAACATGCCGCACAGCATCTATAAGGATAAAACCCGCTGGGAAGTATTTTGTGAGCGCCAGCATCCGTCACTTAGAAAAACAAATTACCGTGCATTTTTGAAGTACCTGGGTTATCAAACATCCGCAAGGGTAAAGGCCGGGATCGTTAAGTTTCAGCATCGCGAATGGCTACTCGGCGACAATGGGAAAATATGCACCGGCCCGCAGCTACTTAACCTAATGATGGCCGTTGAGGGTGAGCAGGTTGATATTTACTGGCTCGACGATAACCAGGGCGCAGTACTGAAGGCCCTGATTTATGTTGGCGATACTTGTGTATGTGAGGCACTACCGAAACCTGCTTACCACCGTGCGACAATCGAGCAGACGGAAGCCGACTTTGAGGCCCGCGAGCTTATGAGCAAATATGTGGTTACAATTGAATCATTCCAACGTCGGCAAAAGAACGCACTGGAGCCGGTTACCATCATCGACAATACACCGGTTACCCTGAATAATAAGTTCCGGATTGCCGCCCGCCATAAAACGGCCGAGGTGGTGAATGTTGAGGTACTCCCGGAACCGGACTTTGAAGACGGTTTAAACGCCGTTCAAACGAGCTATAAAACATCCCTGGCAGACAGGTTTTAATCAATACAAATAATCCCAAAAAATCAATTACCATGTTACAACTTACTGACGACTTTAAGAAAAACGTTATGACGGCCCTGCTTGAGCAGCGGGATAACTTCGACGGATCAGACGCCGCCTTCGCCAGGCAGTGGGGGATCAATGCAGCCGTATTTTCACGGATCAAGCAAGGCGACCTTACCGGGATGCTGAAGGAAAGCACCTGGATCACCTTCGCCCGGGAGCTTAACATATCAACCGGACAGCGCCGGTGGCAGATGGCCCGCACCGACGTTTTCAATGTAATTGAGGAGGATATCAAGTTCTGTAAGGAGTTTTCAAAAGCTAAGATATGCGTGGATGAGTGCGGTATCGGAAAGACATACAGCGCTAAGTACCTGTCCAGGACACTGAAAAACTGCTTTTACGTGGATGCCTCCCAGGCTAAAACCCGCCAGTTGTTTGTAAGGCTTATTGCCCGCACCATTGGCGTTGACCACACCGGAAAATATGCAGAGGTTAAGGGCAACATCAAGTACTATCTTAAAATGCTGCCACAGCCCCTGGTAATCATCGACGAGGCCGGTGATCTTGACTATTCAGCATTCCTTGACCTGAAGGAGCTTTGGAATGCAACCGAAAACGCATGCGGTTGGTACATGCTCGGCGCTGATGGACTTCGCCGCAAAATTGAGCGCGGTATCGACGGCAAAAAGGTGGGATATAAGGAAATATTCTCTCGTTACTCGGAGCGATATACCAGCGTGGTTCCGGCGGGTAAAGATGATAAGCAGGCCTTTTACAGAAAGCTGATCACGGAAGTGTTAACAGCAAATATGCCTGACGCTTCAAACCTTAATATGATTGTTAAAAAATGCCTTTCAACTGATAGCGGCCAGATTGGCGGCTTAAGGCGCGCTGAAAGCTTACTCATACTAAATCAGTAATCGCACGGAGACTATGTCCGGAGAGCCTGAAAAAACCAATTCCGTGAAAGCACGGGTGCTCACAGTAAAAAACATCTACGATAAGCAATATGACACACTTAAGGTTTCGGGCATTTGGGCTGAGGTACTGGGCGAGGTTGAGGCAAACGGCGCCTGGCTGATTTACGGCAAAGAGAAAAACGGCAAGACCACGGCGGCGCTTACGCTCGCCTGGCATTTAAGCAATAATTACAGAGTTCTTTACATAAGTGCAGAGGAGGGAGTCGGGAAAGCATTCAGGGATACCCTTCAGCGGATTGGCGTAGATGCAGGCGCACGTAACATCCATTTTATGGATTACGAGAAGGTTCCTTTACTGAAGGATCGCCTTAAACGTCGGAAGTCGGCAGAGGTGGTGGTGGTTGATAATCTGACAATCTACAACGACGAGCTGAAGGGGAATGCTTTACGCGAATTCCTGCGAGAGCTAAGAGCCAAGCTGATCATATTCGTTGCCCATGAGGAGCGTGGGGAGCCATACACAGCATCGGCAAAGCTGGCCCGGAAGCTTGCAAAAGTAATCATCCATGTGAAGGGGCTCCTTTGCAGTGTTTCAGGAAGGGTGCCCGGGGGCACTCTAATAATTGACGAGGTTAAAGCACAATTGTATCACGGATATAACATCAAAAATGAGAGCACAACCAATAAATCCAAGCAGGAGGTATTACCTGCACCGGAAGTTAAAGAAGCTTTACCGGGTAGAAGCAAGAAAAAAGCTAATCCACGTCCCAATCGGGGGGGGGGGGCGAAATGATTGAAGTCATAAGGGAGCTTATAAACGGAGGTTACAGCGCACAATATTACATCAAATGAAAACAGAAGAAAAAGTCATCTATCAGTACGATCCGGCCTGCAACCGGTTAAACATAGTAATTAACGGCTCAGCGTCGGGCGGATTTGTAGGCCCATCAGCCGAACGGCAGTTTAACAGGCTTCTTGACTCCGGCGCTGAAATTAACATAACAGATATGAGCAACGCGATTAAAAACGCCCGCGTGCGGAGGCTCCGCGCCATCTGGTTCAAGCTTGGCATTGATCAGCACCGGGAGGCAATACTTGAGCCATTCGGGGTATCGTCTACAGCCGACTTAAACCTTGATCAGCTTGACGAACTTATAACCAGGTTCTCAGCTGAAGCTAACAAGCCCGCGAATGAACTTATACGGACGCTCAGGAGCGATGTACTGGCGCAACTTAACCGGTTGGGCATATACTCAAACAACGGCGACTGGACAGCCGTTAACAACTTCCTGATGTCGGATAAGATTGCTGGTAAGGTGCTTTACAACCTGAATGAGGAGGAGCTTCGTGTATTGCGCAAAAAGCTCCACTCCATCATTACAAAAAAACAAGCTCAGGACACTGACCAGGGCAGGCAGAAACTTTTAAACTAATCGCGATGCTGAAATATCCTGACTACTACCCAGCCGTTCAGAGGCTTGAGAAGCTCTCAAAAAGGGCAGACGAACTATTGACCGGGCTAACAGCCGACAATATATTAGATCGCATCCGGGAGCGGAATGCAGTAATGATTCAGGTCAACAATCTGAAGACGAAGCTGAGCGAAAAGCCGACTACCTGCGATGAAATGAATTACAAAATAACCCCGGTAGTCCGGTTAAACTTCTGAGCAATGGGAATAAAATACACAGTTACCAGGACTGGAGATAAGTCCTTTAAAAATGAGTACACAGCCCAGTGCAGAAACTGCTACGGCAGCGGCTTTATTTTACCGGCACTACCACCAGAGGCCGGGCCAATTGACTGCCCTGTGTGCCTCGGCAGCGGGGAAGTTGATGTTACAAAAATGATTGAAGTTTCAGTTAAACCACATAAAAACAAGTAATCATGATTCAGAAAAAGAAAGATCAATTTTGGATTGATGAGTCCGGCAACCGGATTCCTTATAACAGGCTTACAAAGCTTGAGTTAAAACGTGAAAAGGCGCTTGGGTCAATTCTATCGGATGCCCAGGCAATTAACAAGCGGCTTGCCGAATTCAAGAAGGAAATAAAGCTGGCCACTGACCAGGTAGTGCATGAGTTCATTTTGGAAAAGGGGATAAGCTCTCTCGGCAAGGGCAATGTAACCCTGTTTAACTTCGACCGCACTGTAAAGGTTGAAGTATCGATCAGCGACCGGATCGAGTTTGATGATTTGACAATGAAAGCCTGTAAGGAGAAGTTTGACGCCTTCCTGAATGTGGCAATTGACGAAAAGCAGGCCTTTGTTAAAGAAATGATAAACGACGCCTTTTCAACCACCAATGGCAAGCTCGACGCTAAGAAGGTTATGAGCCTGCTGAAGTACCGGCAGAAGATAAAGGACGCCGTATTTCACGAGGCTATTGCCCTGCTTGAGGAGAGCATCCGCCGCCCTGATTCAAAAACATACTACCGCGTATGGTTAAAGGATGAAAATGGGGAGTTCAATAACATCGACCTCAACTTTTCAAGTATTTAAGGCCCGCTCCGGAATGGATAAGAGAGACATAACATTCGGTCGGTTATTTATCCTGCTTGCGGCTTTAGAAATCCTCATCATAATCCTTTTACTACTATGAAAAAAGTGTACATAATTGGCGCGGTTACCGGGCTCCCCGTTGAAGAGGTTGAAATCAAGTTTCAGAAGGCCGCGCTTAGCCTTAAAAACATGGGCATGATACCGGTTAACCCCATTGAGATCATTCGCGAGGACATGCCCTGGGGCGATGCAATGAAAATATGTATCCGCGCGCTCATTGATTGTGATATGGTGCTGCTCCTTCCGGATTGGCCAGAGAGCAAGGGCGGAACGCTGGAGGTATCAATAGTTCGCAGCCTTGAAATTCCTGAGATGAGATATTCCCTTAAAATGAGCCGGATATGAAAGAATTCAGCCTTACCAGTCCATCGTTCGATGGCGAGGTAATATTTGAATTTAACGATGGTGGTCTGCTTATGAGCTTTGATACAAAAGCCGCGAACCTATCTGAAAAACAGCAGGTGTTTTTACTCAAAAACCTGCCCCGCGAACTGGCAGAGGTTAAGGCTATGCTTGAGAAAAGCCCCAACGCTAAGTTTACAGAGCTCCAGCGTGAGATTACATTTGACATGTTTTGGAAGCGATACGATCCACCGGCAAACAGCAAGAAGAAAAAGTATGCCCTGCCTCGTTGGAATAAAATGAGTAAGGCGGAACAGGCAAAGGCTTTCTACCATATCGCCAAGTATGAAGGCAACATGAGGGGAGAGGCTAAAATGTACGCTGAAACATATCTTAACTCTGAATTGTGGAACAATTAAAAAATCAAAACTATGGAGTTTACAGATGAGCAAATAGCCGATGCGCTAAAAAGGATTGAGGAAATGGATCACTTTACCATGTGCAGGCTTTGGAGGTTTGCACCTGAAGGAAGTGAAATATACTTCAGGAGTGACTTGCCCACCGGCGATGCATTTAAAGAGAGGCTGTATGGCCACTTTGGGGGGTTTACCCCCGAGATAAGTAAAGAACTTGGTTGGAACAATTAATATAGAAAAAATGGAAAACGATACTACCTCATCGGTAAATGTACTTTTTACAAATGACTACGGAAAGTTTAAGTTTCTGCTTGGTAACCGGGACTTGAATAATGCAAAAATCAACCGCATTATTGAAAGCGTAAGCAATGGCCTGAACCTATTCCGCTATTGCCCGATAATGGTTACCAAAGACGGATATATAATTGATGGCCAACACCGGTTTTTTGTGTGCAAAAAGCTGAAGCTAAATGTCTTTTACGTTGTGGTGCCCGACTTCACCCTTCGGCAGGTGGCAGAGATGAATCAAAATGCCTCAAAGTGGAAAGACAAAGATTTTGTAAACTGCTACACCGACACGGGAAACAAAAATTATAGCGTTCTCGGGGAATTTGTTGAAAAGTATCAGCTTAACCTGGGCATAGCGGTGAGCCTGCTCAGCGAGGGCAAGGTAAGGGGCATTAAAAGGCTCGACGATCTGCGCGACGGCCTTTTCAAGGCCGAAAAGTTAGAGTTTGCGACTGCATTTATGGACAATGCTTTAAGGTTTAAAGAATATTGCACCTCCTATAAATCCCGGAGTTTCCTTCAGGCGCTCGAGATTCTATTTGCCGGCAAAGATTTTGACCTTGACGAAATGATTGACAAGCTCAAGCTTCACAGTCTTACAGTAGAAACCTGCCACAGCCATAAGGAATACCTGACACACCTGGAGGACTTGTTTAATTTTCGGAACTCGAAACGTAAACGCATTTATTAGCAAGAAAATGACAGCAACAAAAACAACCATCAAGGTAAAGTTTAGCTACGGATGGCGGCAATATATAATAATTAGGCGACTGGGTAAGATGTGGGTAAGGTTCGGATGCGTGCTTTTCCCAAGCGACTCAATAGCCCAACAAACCGCTGAATGCCTGGCTAATCTTTATCCTGAACTTTATGAACTGGAGGCCGAAAATGGAAGCTAAAGAAACTCTCCGCTCAATGTTCGATCACCGTAAGCAAATGTGGAAGATCGTTAAAAAAACGGCCGTTGGTGCCGGTGGCTGGCGTAGGTTCGGCGCACGATGGTACTTCACACAGGGCGACGCCGACACTAAGATTAAAAAGCTAATTGAAAATCAACCAAACGAATACCAGAGGGATAGCATGGCAGCAATTAACTCAATTACCTACAGAGAGGTAAAATTCATCCCTGGCACACTCGCGCTTAAGGTCAGGGCAGCCTGTAAGGAAGCATACAAAATGAACAGCGACATGCACGATATCCTGAGGGGCATAAATTATCGGCTAAAGGAAATCAAAACCGGAAACGATTCCACAACGGATCATCATTACCGGGTGGCCGTGAGTGAAACCGGCAGGCAGATTGACGTGATCCATCTGAAGGCTAACCACGACGATGACGCTGTAATGATAACCATAATAGCGGAGTAACATGAAAGTTGAAGAATTTGAGAAACGGATGGCAAAGATGAGCGACAAAGAACTCATAGAATTAGCCTACAAACAAGTAAGTGAACTTGCAAAAACGGGGGGTAGAAGTTTAAGGATGTGCGTGCCACCAATGGTTACTGATACTGATATGATTTTGTGCGAAGTTATAAAAAGGTTTGAACGTTTAACTCAGCAATAACATGGAAGACCTCACACCATACACCGGCCAGCTGCCCGCGCACTTGCAGAAAAGCCCCTCAGAGGAGAAGCAAGCCCATATCGGTAGATTGCTCCGGAGGGTAAAAGTAAAGCTGTCAGCGAGCCAGTATAAGGCCCTGCACACGGTTTTAACCTTCTGGCTTCATAAGGCCCCGGCTAAAGGTGAGCTTTATGAGGAGGCCTACTATTTATCAGTGTATAATCTGTTTGTGGCAAAGGTTCAGAAAGCTCCTTTAAACGTACTCAAGGCAAAGGTAAAGCTCAGCCTTGACCTTTGCCAGGCTCAAACCCTGATGGAGGCTTTAACTGACTATCAGTTCGATAATGCCTCCTACGAAATGAATGTGGTTAATTACATAATTCAGGAAATCGACAAACAAACCGTGTAAGCCAATGGCGTATAACAATAGAAATAAGCTCCTTCAGATGCAGGCAATAATTGAGCTTTATTTGAAACATAAAACGCCCGACCGGACATCATCCTGGGTGTACCGGCATATTATTTACCCACAATGCCATATAAGCCGGTCAACCCTTTACAACTACCTGAATACGCCTGTAAAAAAACTGCTGAGAGAGGCTGAAGAAAAAGCCGCAGCAAAGAAAAACATTTTAACTCTCGACTTGAATGATTAAATTTCGTATCGTTGCACCGTCAAAGTTTTATCAAAGGGAGGTTACATGCCTGCGCTATTGCGGTAGCCTAACCCCGTGTATTGGTTATAATGGCCAATGCAGGCCCTTTGATGGACTTTGACGGCGGGAAGTGGGCTACCGTATTTTTATGCCCGCACGTCAAAAAACATCAAATGAAATATAAAACTATTAGGGAGGGCAGTGGATGAACGAGCCCTCGAAAAAAGAGCTACAGGCACTTATACGCGTTGCCGAATCGAACCGCGTAATGATCAGCGCATTTGTTTCAATGACCGAAGCCTGTATTGTTCTGATGAAACGCTACGAAACAAACTACCCCGACGAAAGCAGTAAGAAATCAAAGCTTAAACTTGTAAAATAACCGGATAGCCGCTGAAAACGGCGGCTTCCTTTAAACCCACAAATTATGAAAAAATCTCTACTATTTATTTGCATCCTGGCAGTCATTGCATCATGCAAGAAAGACGACAATTTAACAATTAACCAAAATGAGGTCACACTACATCATGATTCAACATTTAAGTTAACGGCCAATTATGCCTGCACGTATAGCACAGTTGACAGTACTGTGGCTAAAGTTGCGGCGGATGGAACTGTTACCGGCGTACTGGTTGGAAGTACCACAATACTTGTGAAGGCCATCGGGCAATTAGCCACATGCAAAGTTACAGTTACTCCAGTAAGCAATTTATATAAAGAGCCTTATCTTATATTCGGATCGACCGTGGCTTCAGTTAAAAGCTATGAACAGCGTGACCTGCTATCGGAAACCACTACAATGTTATTTTATTCCGGTGAAAATAGTAATACGCTAATGGTATTGTACTCATTTGAAAATGGGAAGTTAGAATCATCATTGGTGATGTTAAATAACTCGGCATTAGTGGCTGAGGCGTTAACAACATATATGAAAGAAAGATATTACTACCTCGGTTATTCCGACCCATATTATTTATTTTCAAATAAAAAAGGTATTCTAGCCGCCATTTCCGTTCAGGAAACCTTAGGGCTTAATGTAATTTACACAAAAGAATCATATAAGGGTCTTGAAAGTGCAACCGGCAGTATTTTGAAAGCCCAAAATCAGTTAACCGGCAAATTATGTAAATAGACCATTGGTATATAGGATTGACAAAAAAAAGCCACCGGTTAGGGTGGCTTTTTTCATTTAAACAGTTTGCCTGAAGGTAAGCGCCTTCACGCTGATCCCGTCCGTTCGTCGTTCGGATAACATGCCCTGGTAGTAATAACCTGCACCGATAAGCTTGTTAGTTACTTCCTCCACAATGTCGAGCTTTGCCATCGTAATTGCAAGCGCTCCCCCGGGCGATTTGGCGGGCCGGTCGCCCAGGCGGTTATGGGCCACCCGGATTGTGAATGTATTGGTACGGTCGTATTCATCGGCCGCGAGCGCATCGGCACTCTGGTTAAGGCTTACGAGCGCACACGGGAAGGCCACCGGCGGCTTTACCTCGTAAACATCAAGCTGCCCGAAATCCTCGTCAACCCATTTTAAATTTTTCATCCCGTTAAGCAGGTCGTAAATGGCTTTTAAATCGTCTTTAATCATCGTTTTAAGGGTTTAGTAAAATGTTTCTTAGGTCGTTGGTTGCCCTGGATAACATGAGCCTCTTTAGCTCGGCACCCTTGCCCATATATTGGCGCTTTGGGATGGTGATAATCCTGGACTGCTTCTTGGTGATGGCCATTGCCTTCCAGCTTTGGTTTTCCTTTCCACTTTCGTAATACTTAGCCCAGGCGAACCTTCGCATAGCCGGGGTGATCTGCTGAGTAATGACGCCGCCCTCGTTGTGTATGCGACTGTAAACAAGCGATGAGGCAATTACTACCTTGCCGGTTGAGATTACGGCCCTGATTGAATTGTGGAGCTCCTTGCGCGAGCTGAGCAGTGTGCCGTAACCTGAAGCCGCACTTCTATCCTGTCCTATTCGTTTCGATGGCTTCCAGGGCTGCAATACATCGTCAACGTAACCACCCTTTATGAAATTCTGCTGGTAATGGTCAACGGCAATTTTGCCGATATGCCTGGGGAAGTCCTCATTAACATATCGCTTCATTTTAGTCAGCTTCGATTCAAAAAGCTTCTGAAATTGTGCCGGTGTCATTTTTTTTAAGCCAGTTTGTTGAAATCATTAATTATGGTTGTACATTTGCAGAAGAGTAGGCTTTGGATATCAGTCGCGCTGGAGTTAATCCGGAGAAGACGCTTTCCAAAGCCTATTTCTTTATCGGCTTTTTAATTACTCCCTTTGGCAGATAGTCGGTAATGCAGTACAATACCTCCCGCTTATAATGCCGGTGCAGCTTCACATTTACATACGCTTTCCTGCCAGCTATTTCAGCCTCATAATAGGTAAATAGCTCCGCTTCAGGATGCTTTGTTTTACCGGCAAATGTGTGCCCCTGAGGGTAAGTATCGACGGGTTTATAACCAATGTACTTCCAGCCCTTAATCTCATCGCTGATTTTCGGAATATACAATAGCTTTTCATAACCGGCATTGTGCTCCCTTACATCGGAGATGCTCCTGCGCAATACAACCAGGCTTCCGGACTGAAGGGCGCTGTTGGTAATGATTACACCATTGTGCCCGGGCAGAGTTGACCTAAAGGTTTTTAATGCTTGCTCAGCATAGGCGAGCATTACCTTATTCACAAATGATTTTACAAGCTCTGCAAGCTTTTTGCCACCATAAGCATTGGTTACATAGGGGTGCTTCAGGCTGAAAATCTTACCTGTGAATGCCGGGTTACCATCGAGCCCGGCGGGTGGCTCCGGAATATCATCGCCAATATTGAACAGCTTCCCGTTCGGGGCCTCGTCGGTATTGGTAATGCCGCACTTGCAATTCCACAGACTGCCCGGGTACTGGATTTGCCAGAATGGATGCGCGATCGGTAAAATAAGCCCGTACAGCTTTACATGCGGCTCACGTTTTACAACGCTGGTTGATTCAGTCCAGCGGAGGTTTGGGTAAAGATCGGCATCGCGCTGAAATTGTTTGTACCTGGCAGCCATGCGCGCACGGATCACGGCGGTATCATATTCCGTTTTCAGCCAGTTCTTGTTATACTCACCTATTACAGGCTCAGCATCGCGCCGGAATTGATCAAATGGCTTGAGCTTCCCGTTTTCATCGAGTAGAAGCTTTGCCAGGTCGTTCTGTTGACGGTGGGTCTTAAATGCCGAAAATACGCCGTTGTTGTACTTCAGCTCATTTACAAAGTCATAGTCTGGGTGATCATACGAAATGGAACCAAAGCCGGTATCTATAGCCCCGTTAAGCGTGTCGAAAGTAACTTTAAACAGATTGGGCTCAATGCCGGTTTCAACATCGACCAGCTCATTGTAGATATTCTCCAGGGCTTTGTTTAGTATGTCCCCGAGTCCGTCCGTTTCGGCAACCGGGCTGGCTTGCGAGTATAGCTCGTGTTGGTAAAGGCCGTCAACTAAAATTTTAAAGGAGCCCCCCCGAGCCTGAGGGCTTCTGAGAAAAAACCAAAGAACCTTTCCATCGCGGTGGCCTCCGTGCCCTTCTTTTTAGCTTTGCCTGGCACTGGCTGTTTCGGATCGGTGGTTTTGTCTTCCGGATCATCATTATCATCCTGGTTGCCGCCTGAGACCGTTTCCCCGTCTTTAGGCATTCTTACGCCCGACACCTCGTATATGTATTCGTCTGATACCGGTATGCCCTTGCCTCTGATATTTAGTGCGATATCAACCCGTGTTTTGGTATCCAGGCTCTCCCCCTGTTCAGGGAATACAAATTTACCACCCGTTACCGGCAGCCCCAGGAGCTCCCATACCGGCAAGATCTTACTGTTGAGAACACGGCGCACAAAACGGCGGTCTGCCTTGTTTTTGTCTTCAGACACGTCCTTATGCGTTTCGGACTGAGAGCGGCTTGATCCGTCAACAGTGGTCATGGTTTCCCCCAGTACCGTGATCAGTATTTCCTTTTCACAACGGTCGATCAACTTATCGAAAAGCTCCCCATTGCTGTTGCTGGTGGCTTCCTTCTGGTCAAGCTCAGCCTCTTTAGGAACCACCATATTCAGCTTGCCCCCCGCCATCTGTAAAGCCTTTATCAACTCATCGCGTACAGTGGTGTCGTAGGCCGAATACTTCCATGCCCGGAAAGGCATGCCGAATATTTCGGCAAACTCAGTCCAGTCGCCAAAGCCGCCCCTTTTGTAGATAACATAAACGGCAGCTTTGTAAATATAGCCAAGCGGGTCGTTCGGGTTGATTACTTCAACCAGGTAAGGGTTATCGGCATATGCCAGCCCGTTTTCGTCATACTCGTTGGTAACGACCATCTTTTTAGCCGTATTCAGGTTGCGCCTGGGCACATTGTAGAATTTGAGTGAGGGCAATACACTCATAACATCGATAACGGATATACCCCAGGCCTGTGCCTCCATGATGTATGTGAGCAGGTTTTCAAATTCCACGCTATCCATCAAGGCATTAATTTCCTCATCCGGCTCTCCCTGTGCGTTTATAAAAACCAGTTCAGCGTTGGTAACTGCCTCGGTGCGCTTTCCTATCGATACCGATAAAGTACCATCGGCCATAAGGTTTTCGTATAGCTTGAACAGGCTATTCCGCATGCCCATCTTTGCCGAGTTAACCGCACTACGCCAGGTTGACACATCGGCGCTTTCAACGTTTGCGGGCCGTGCTTCAACAACAACTACATGTTGCTCAATCTTTGGGGCTTTGCCCCCTTTTTTTACCTCTACAGCCATTTAGATATAGTTTTCGCGTTTGTAATTGCTATTCCATGACACTGATCCTGCCGTATTATCGGGCTGCACGGCGATAGGCAAATCGGGCACTACCTCACCAGCCTGAACAGATTTTAACCAGGACACGGCGCGGTTATAACGATCCTGCCGCGACTTGTAATCGGTACCGGGGTTCGCTAAATTGGTATAGTGCCAGATGGCGATATCCTTTACGAATATGACCAGGAGCGCGTTTCGCGCATCCCCGATTTGGCCAAAAATAGCCGGTATGTCAAACTTGTGCAGGTAGCCCTTTGCCTCCTGAGTTGCCCCATCGATGGCGGCCGTTAATATGGTGTCGTCGGTACCGCTGATTGCCTCTATCTGCTCGTCGTAGAGGTGGGTTTTAATTTCTTCTAATGTGATGTACATGTTTAATCAGGGTTATTGGTGTCGAAAAAAACAAGGCTTTCGGTATTGGTAACATTCACATTGTGGTTGAAAAAGCCGATCCGCTTCGCGCTCCTTATGTCATCGCGGTGGAGTATTCGGTAGCGCATACCAAGAAAGTAAACCCGGTATCGCTTACCCTTTTTTCTTTTGAGCCTCATGGCTTTCCGCTTAGCCCTTTCTAAAGCGGCCGGTCGGCCGTGGAACCTGATGCGTAGCTCCTTAACTTTAAGCCTTACCGGCCTTAAGTATTTTGACTTCCAAAGCAGCACTAAAGCGGTAATTATGAGAATTACTGCCAATACCTGTTTGATGATGATAATCGGAATGATCATATACGGTTGGGTTTAGATGGGTTGTCGATAAAGAAATAGCTGCCTGCTGACAGAGCAGCAATTTTTTGATTCAGGATAAAAAAAGCGCCTTCTACAGCATCAGGCCCGTCGGCCGGAGCTGGCAGGCCAGGCGCAACCAGCAAGAATTGCTCAGCCAGCCTCATCATGTGCGGGTTGTCTTTTTCCCGTTCATTTAGAATAAGCCGACCCGCATTATTCAACGGCTCAAGGTTACCCTCCATCCTGCTAAACTTGTCAGGCTTTTTGCGGTCGTCTGGTGAAATGGGGATAATTACGCCCTTCTCTTTCGCTGCATTGGCAAACAGCGGAATGAAAACCTGCTCGAAAAACGGGTCTTGAAGGCTGTTATTTTCAATATAATTATATACCTGGGTAGCGCCTTTTACAAACTCCTTCAGGTTATAGTACCACCCGACATAAGCGGCGTTGGTTACTGAGTCGAGATACCCGGTGATCACGTATAGATTGCCCTCATAAATGCCACAAAGCCACAGTGCCTTATTGGGCTTTAAACCCTTTTTGGATGTTTTGTTTGATGGGGCGGGGTCGCCATATGCAACGAGTAATGTAAATTTTGAAAGTTTGGGTACTACCCCCCAATGCATTTCTTTAAAAACGGTGCCCTCACTTAAGGGGTTGTTATAGTATTCCTGTTGTGCTGATCGTGTGGTAAGCGTAGAAAGTACCCTGTCTATTTGTGCTTCTGAGTTTTTCTCAGGCCAGGTACTAATCCCGTTTTTGTCTCTGATATTTATAACGTCCCAGTTATCGGCTCTCGCCCCTGCTCTGGTAATGCAGCAATCGCGGGCTATTATATTTCCGGCAAACACCAAAGTAAGCGGGTTGCTTATTGACCTTGTTGGAATAAGGGCCTGTTCAATCCAGGCCCACCGTTTAGCAATTATTTCAGGGTTCAGGCAATCCTGATCCGTGTCAATATCATCGACCAGGATAACATCCGGCCTTACGTCTTCGTTTTTGGTTCCGCGCGGGCTTTGGCCAGCTCCAACCGCCCTGTAGCTTACACCTTTTTTGGTTTTGAATTCCCCCTCTGACCAGTTACCGGCATCCGGCTGCCGACCGTAGTAAAATTCAATTCTTTGGTTGCTGTCAAGATTGATCCTGAAGGGCTCAAGCAATCTGTTTGCGTTATCCTGGCTATTGCTTACAAGTATGAAATTTCGCTTTTTGCCTGTTAGGGCGAGGTATAGCGAAACCATCATTACAATTGTTGACTTAGCCAGCTCGCGGCTCCAACTCAGTACCTCGTATGTTTCAGGGTTTTCAATAATTCTATTTATGGCCCTGATCTGAAACTTTGCAAAAGGTGCTTTCGCGTAGTTGGGGAACATTTCCTTCATCCACTCAGCCGGATCAGCCTCCAGTCTTTTGCGCTCTTTCTCTTTTTCGGCAAATGACAGGTTTCGGTTTACAGTGGTAGAGGCCTTTAGGTTCTTCCTGTATTCATCCCAATACGCCGCTGCTTTACGCTCCTCTACTTTCATCGCATCTGCTCTTTAATATAGGCATCGAAATAGTCGCTAATCTCCTGGGCTTTGCCTATGTCAATATTCCGTATCCACTCAAGCAGCTTGACGGATACATTAACCACGTCCTTAACATTGCACTCTACCTCAAGCGCTGCCAGATCGCTCACCAGTTTACGCCGGATATCGGCCTCTTTAGAATTCGGGTACCGGAACCCTGCGGCCTGGTTGGCAATTGAATTGTCAAGCTCAGTAAGCTGCATAATGGTTGACATCATCCGCTCCTCCCTGGTTACTGACAGGTTAAGCTTCATGCCCTCCCAGTTATCGGCTTTGGCCCATTTGCTTATACTTACTTCAGAGACACCCACCCTCAGCGATATTTCCTTTTGAGAAATTTTCTCCCTGGTGTAAAGCAGCTTTGCATAATCGCGAAGTTGCTGGAGCTTAGCCTTTGTTCTTGGTTTTGGTTTTATGGCCATGTCAATTGATTAAAAACATGGCGAAAATAGATGATAAATACAGTATGTAAAAATAACTAAACAACACTTGGACAGTTATTTGCATAGTATAGTATTATGTTTTGATATTTGCTGCTCTAAGTGACATTGATTAGTATTTAATCAAAAAACGAAACATGGATGTTTAAGGTAGAAAAGGGCACGGATAAAGCAGTAATTACCGCATACGGCAACGTTGGCGGGTACTTTCTTGACTACCGTAACATTGCTGATGCCCTCTCTGAAATTTCACGGGCCGGATACAAGCAGGTTGATATCCGTATGCACACCCACGGCGGCAGTGTTATTGACGGTAACATGATCTTCAATTTCATTACAAGCTTTAAGGGGCAGATAGATATATACGTTGACGGTATTGCCGCATCTATGGGATCAATTATTGCCCTGGCGTCCGACAGGCTTCATATTGCCGAAAACGGGTTTATAATGATCCATAGCCCAAAGGGTTCCGGATACGGTACCGCGAAGGAGCTAATTGAATCGGCCAAATTGCTCACCAGCCTGGAGAAAAACTTCACGACAAAGTTGGCAGCCCGTATGGGCAAATCCCCGGATGAAATCCGAGCCGCATATTTCGATGGAATCGACCACTGGATCGACGCTGATGAGGCCGTCGCCTTAAAACTTGCAACCGACAAGTTTACCTCAAAAAACGGGAATTTGTCGTTCACTAAAGCCGACGCCGAGCGCGAAGGGCTCAAAGGCATGTTTGGCCAATACACCGCCTTACTTGACATTGTTACACCAATCCCAATACCAGAAACAGACATGAAAATTGTAAACATGAAGCTCGGCATTGCCGAGGGAGCCAGCGAACAGGAAGCCGTAACGGCCATTGAGGCTACGCTCAAACGCGCCCAGGATGCTGAGGCCGCTCTTAAGGTTTTACAGGATAAAGAGAAGCTTATCCTGAAAGCCGAAGTAAAAACCCTGCTTGATGCCGCTTTGGCCGATGGTAAAATCGCCGCCACTGGCCGCACCGCCTGGGAAGCCCAGTTTGAAAAAGACCATGAATCGGCAAAAGCACTTCTTGATTGCGTGCCCAAAAGGGTAAGCGCACAGGCGGTGGTTGAAGCCGGGCAAAAACCGGCTGATACCAAGTTGCTCACCATGACCTACGACCAGCTCGACAAACAGGGCCTCATTCTCGAAATGAAAGCCAAGTTCCCTGAGGAGTACAAAGAGCTCTTTAAAAAGGAGTTTGGCACATACCCGAACGCCTGATCTGAAAAGCCAGGATAAAACTAACCAAGGATTTTTAAAACCCAAAACCCAAACAAACGTGAAAAAGATCAGTGCATTTTTATTTAACATGGTAGCCGCCACCCTGCTTTTGGCAGTTGTGGGCCTGCCCGTTTTGGCCGCTCCGGCGGTTGCTCTCATTACCGGCTTTCTGCCCACCAGCGGAGGCTTAATGATGGCCATTCAAAAGGAGATATGGCAAAAGGATATCGTTAGCACCCTGTTTGCCGACAATACCTTTTTATCGAAGGCCTTTAACGCCGACAGTTATGTACTTGCCGGTAAGGTAGTACACATACCACAGGCCGGAACTCCATCCGCCGTTGTAAAAAACAGGGCAGTTCTCCCCGCAGTTGCAGTTAAGCGTACCGATACTGAAATCAGCTACTCGCTCGACGAATACACCACTACCCCACGCGTTGTACAGGTAACTGAGCAGGTAGAAGCAAGCTACGATAAACGGCAGTCGGTTATTGGTGAAGATAAGGACGCGCTGATGGAGGCAGTAAGTGAAGAGTTCATTGACAAGTGGAGCCCTGAAGCTGCCGCTGCCGCCACCTGCTATTTGCGCACCACAGGAGCTGCCGTTGTGGCACACTTGCCAGGCGCAACGGGTAACCGAATGGCAATAACGGTCAGTGATGTGGCCGACGCCCAATTTAAAATGAACAGCCTTAATATACCTAAGGCTGAACGGTACGCGCTTATAGATTCATGGATGTATAAGCAGCTGCTGGCCAATATGACTACGGCCGCACAGGTTGCGTTTCACGCACAGGCCGATGTTGCAAAGGGAACGATTGGTAAACTGCACGGCTTTGAGTTTTACGAACGCAGCTCTGTAACCAGGTACACCAACGTTGCCACCCCGGTTCATAAAACATGGGACACGGCGAATGCAATAACGGATAACGCCGCTGCCTTATTCTGGCAGAAAAACAGCGTTGAGCGCGCACTCGGTGAAGTCGTGGCGTTCGATAATTCCAAAGATGCCACCTACTACGGCGATGTTCTGTCGTTCCTTATTAGGGCGGGCGGACGCATAAGGCGCGCTGACTATAAGGGTGTTATTGCTTTAATTCAAACGGCTACAGCCTAAACGATACAGCCACACGGCATCGCGGGGGCAGTGAAATTAAACATTCCTGCCCCCGCTAATAACCAACCTTAAACACACTCGGCATGAGCAGGGGATTACGAAACAACAACCCAGGGAACATAAGAATACTTGGTGACAGATTCCAGGGCGAAAAGACCCCCTCGCGGGACTTGGAGTTCAAGGAGTTTTACTCCATCGATTACGGTTACAGGGCCATGTTTGTAATGCTTGCCACCTACATCACAAAAGGGTATGATACGGTTGAAAAGATAATCAACCGATGGGCCCCGAATACCGAGAATGACACAAAGGCTTACATCAATACTGTTGTCAGGTTATCAGGGGTTACTGCCCAGGCTCGCCTTACAACCCAAAGCGGGCCAGCTATTAAAAGGATAGTGGCCGCCATGAGTTTCGTTGAAAACGGCAAAGCCGCCAATTTGGATGACGTTGAAAAGGGCTTTAAACTACAAAACCGGATCGTATGCTGAGCGGGAAATGGATAGCGGGCATCGTAGGCGGCGTGGTTGGCTATTTATCGGCAACCGGGTGGCTTATGCTCATATCGATCATGATGGTTCTTTACGACTCCTACACAGCCTGGGAACTTTCATACAGGGTAAAAAAGACATTCCCTGGCTTAAGCGATGGCAAATTTAAAAGCAATGCCGCTTTAAAGGCAATCAGGAAGATCAGGGATTATTGCCTGGTTATCATTCTGGCCTACATGATCCAGGATAAGATAGTTATCATGTTTAACCTATACCTGCCCTATGTGGCCGCCGGGATTTTCGTTTTTGTTGAATTCTGGTCTATACTGGAGAACAAGAGCTCATGTAACGGCGGCAAGTGGGCACAGGTACTTCAAAAGGTGATGGTTGATAAAACGGCCAGGCATTTCAATATTGACGCGAATGAGCTTAACGCAATACTAAAAGGACATGCATATAACAAAAACGATTACCCTCCTTCTGATACTTCCGTTGGTGATGTCGTGCCGGGTGACCAGGCAGCAGGATGAGGTTCCCCTCGAGACTAAGACCGAGGTCAGGGAACGGAATGTTGACATAGCCGCTGTTCAGGATAGCGGTGCAATACGGGCCTACTTTGAATGCGACTCTAATAACAAAGTTGTGCTGAGGGAGTATAACCAGCTTATGAGCGACTTTGTGAGCCTTAAATCGCTGATGACACCCACTGATAAAGGGCTGCTTTTTACGGCTGACCTTAAAACAAACCACCCGCCCACAAAGGCCACAGTTAGAGACAGCCTCGTTTACAAAGAGGTGCCGGTAAAAGTGAAGGGCGATACTATCGAGGTAACAAAGCCGCTTACCTGGCTTCAAAAACTTCTCATTTACAGTGGGTCGGCACTATGGCTCATTATCATTTTTTACACAGGATTCAAATTTTACAAACTCTTAAAAACTTAACGAGATGGCAGAAATACGAATGAAAGGCCTTTTAGGCATTGATATTGCAGATATACCCGTTGGAGGTGGGGTACCTCTTGTTGGCGGATGGGGATCAATCGGGGTTACCTACCGCGATGAGGCAACCCTGGCCGAGGACGATCCAACGGAAACCGAGCACTTCAGCAACGAAAACGACGACCCGGAGGAGTCGGATATTACGTCCGGGAAGCGTAAACTAACATTTGCATTGATCGACTTTGACCCTGATACCCTGGTTAAATTTATGGGCGGAACGGCAACTGGAACCGGGTCTGCAAAGGTGTGGAACGCACCCGCCCAGAAGTCAAAGATTGAAAAGGCCTTCAGGCTGAAAAGTAAAAACGGGTATTACATTACTTTCCCACGCGTAAGTTTCTCGGCTAAACTTGACTACAAGCTTGCCCCAAGCGGTATTGCAAAGGTTATAGTAACGGGCACGGTTATGACCCCGACCGGTGCCGGAGTTGCCTCAGTGATCAAGGGTACGCTGGCTTAAGATGACGCCGGAACTTCAGGCGGCAAACTCACTGCTTAAGCGGGGCGTGCGATTCAAACTGCCCGCCCCGCCTCTTTTCAGGCTACTTGGCGCAAAGCACGTAAGCATAAACATAACGCCGCTTTATGCAGGAACCGAGCTACGGATAGCCGCGCTACTATCAGAGAAAGGAATTACTGAAGAAAAACTGAATGCAGACCCGTCAATGCTCATGTATCAGCACTACAACGACATACTGAAAATAGTTGCCCTGGCAAGCCTCAACCGGTTTGCTATATCGCGTCTGGCAATGTGGCTCCGCATTTGGTTGCTACGCCAGGCTTCTGTATGGCAGCTTTACGAGTTGTACTCAATGATCAGGCAGTTTAGCGGGACAGGCCCTTTTTTGAATATTACCAGATTAGTCATTCAAACGAGGATGACAGCTCCGAATCTGGGGCAGACGGCGAAGGGGAGTTAAAAGGCTATTACGATGGCCTTCATAGCCCCTGGGGTTTTTTATGGAGTATACAGGAAAAAACAGGATGGACAGACGAATATTTGTTGTGGGGCATTAGCCTGGTTAACTTGCGCATGAAGCTGGCCGACGGGCTTAAATATCACAAAGGCAGCAAACCGATTGAAGTTGAAAACTGGGACGAACTTGAAATAAGGTGCGACTTATGACAGACGAAATGCATAAAAAGGCGAATGAGATAAAATCGGAAATAGCGCTCCGCACCGCTGACCTTGAGAAGGCAAAGATCGCTTTTGCCGGTCTCTCAATTGAAAATCCTGCTGCCCGAACCTTCATCCGGGTGTCCGTTCCATCTGAAGTTTTAAAGTCATTCAATATCCAGGAATTTATCTACCCTGAAGTTGAAATATTGCTTGAGTACATTAAACGGCTCGAGTCGTACTTATCCATTTTAAACGCTGAATATTTAGCACTGTAACTATGCCAGATACATTAGGCCCGGTTGAATTAGAATTTTCAATTCCTGACGATTTTGAAAAGGATATTGATTCCGCCATCAAGAAGATGGCCGGTTTAACCGGTGCCGCCTCAAAATTGCCCGCCGATGTAAAAGCCGCTATGGTTGAGCAGTCGGCTGTTGTTAAAGCAATAGAAGCGGATGTTAAAGCGCTTGAAAAAAGTCTTAACAGCGTTGCACCTGGTAAAGCAAAGCAGGAGATCATTCAGGAGGTTGCGGCTGCCAAGCGCGCACTGGCAGAGGAGTCGGCAAGCCTGAAGCAACTTGAGACCGCATACGACGGAGCTAAAGAGGGGTCACGGCGTTTAAGCTTCCAGCTCCGCGACATGCAGGATCAGCTTACAAAAATGAGGCTGGCCGGTAAGCAGGGAACCGAGGAGTATAGAAAAATGGAGCTGGCCGCTGCAGCTCTCGCCGATGAGATCGCCGACGTCAGAAATGTAACCAGGCAGCTCGCCGATGACCAGGGGAACTTCAAAGGATTTGCCGATGGTGTTACCGGTGTTACCGGAGCATTCGCGGCAGCCGGTGGAGCCGTCGCCCTGTTTGTGGGCGAAAATGAAAACCTTCAAAAAATACAGACTAAGGTCCAGGGCCTGATGGCGATAACTATCGGCCTTCAGCAGGTTTCTACCGCGTTGAATAAGGACAGCGCATTTATGACCATTACGGTGGCTAAAGGAAAACAGCTTTGGGCAGCCGCGGAAACAAAGCTTACAGCGGCACTATGGGGAAGTAATGTTGCCGCAAAGGCTCTGATGGCAACACTGACACTCGGCATTGCCGTGGCAATACCGGTTATTATATCGCTTTTAGATCGTTGGAATACTGCTCAGAAAGAAGCAATTGAGGCACAAAGGGAGGCAGTTAAAATTACAAAAGATGCCAATATCGAGGCTGGAAAATCAAGGGTTGAAATAGAAATGCTGATATCAAAGCTACGCGATTTCAAGGGTTCAAAGCTTGACGAAAAGCGCATGGTTGATGAGGTGAATAAAAAGTATGGCGACACCTTTGGCACATATAAAACGCTGGCCTCATGGCTTGATGTTCTTAAAACCAAGTCGGATGCCTATGTTGAGTCCATGTTTCTCCAGGCAAAGGTACAGGGGCTGATTGCAAAGGCAAATGAGGTTGAGTCAAAAATTCAGAATTATGAAACCGAGCCACTTAAAACATTTGAGCGTGGAAATGACGGATATCAGACAGTTAATACCCCTCAGGGGAATGTCCGCACATTTGACCCTCAACTTGCAAAGCAACAAGCGGAGGAGCGTAAACAGCAATTTATAAAAGCCTTACAAGCCGAGCGTGATCAGATTAAGCGCGAGGCTAAGGAAGAACAAGCCAAGTACTTGAAGCTAACGGCGGCTACCGGAATAAACCCAGGCCTTGACCCTGGAAAAACTGACAAGGAAAAGACTGAAAAGACCTACGCTCAAAAACTGGCCGAGATAAAGAAGTTCTATGAGCTGTATAAGAAAGCCATTGAGTTAGGCCAGGCTGAAGCCGCCGCAATATTTCAGAAGCAGCTACCCGATGCATCAACCTTCCAGGGTTATGTTGATTCAGAAATAAGCAAGGCAAGCAAAGAAGGCAACCAGGAAAAACTATCGGCACTCCTCCCGGAGCAGGAGCAATTCAGGGCGGGGCTAAATGAATTACTTGGCGAATTCAAGACCTACCAGGAGCAACGTGCCGCAATCGAAAAAGAGTACAATGAGAAAATATGGCTATTTACAAAGGCCGGTTATACTGAGAAGGCTAAAGTAGCCGCTGAGGCTCGTGATAAGGAGCTTCAGGAGCTTGACGAAAGCCAGCCGCTGAACAAGCTTATTGATAAGTACCGGGACTACCGCGGGCAAATTGTCAAGATTACCGAGGACAGCCAAAAAGAGATAGACGCCCTGAGGGCCGCCGGGAATGAAAACGAGGCTATTGAAGCTGAGCTAAGACGTGACCAGGAGATCGGTAAGCTTATACTCGATAATGAGTTTAAGCAGTATGAGAAAATTGAAGAAATGGGGCGCAAAGAGCTCCAGGCCTTCATGTTAAAAATCAAGACGAAAATTGAGGTACTCAAAGCTGAAGGTAAAAACGTTGAACTGCTCGAGCAGGTTTATAATAAAGCACAAAAGGCACTATCTGGCGGTGATGGCGCGGCAAATAAGTTTAAAAATGTTGCCGATATATTCGGATCAATTACCCAGGCCGCCGGTCTTATGAACGACGAGCTCGGCCGCATGGTTGGCCTCGCCGCTAACTTGGCCAGTAATATGAGCGGGGCGCTCGAGTCAATGAAAAAAGGCGGTGCTGAAGCTATAAGCGGTTTTGGTACAATTGTTAGCATAGTGGCCACAATAGCCGATGAACTTGATAAGCAATGGGGCAGGCAGGCACGCATTGCTGATCTGGAGCAGAAGCGCATTGCAAATAATAACAGGCTCAGGAATGTGATTGATAATACAACAGATGCGCTTGAAAGGCAGCTGAAGGCACTCGACAGGATAAGCGGTGCTGAAAAGCCGGAGGCATATAATGAAACACTTGATTTTCTCCGTGCAAAAATCGAAAGCACACAGGCGGCAATAGACACCTTTAAGTTCGATTTCTTGCCCGGCCCTGATGACCTTGATCAAACAATTGATCTTGCATTTATTAAGTTCGCCACAAAAGCAGAAACCGAGGCCGAGGCAATAAGAATAGCACTTGCAGATGGCATAATCAGCCGGGAGCAGGCCGACATCGCTTTGGAATACATCAGGACACTCGAGCAACTAAGCGATCAGGCCTACGAGATGAGCCAACAGCGGATTGAGTTTCTAACCCAAACAAACTCCATCGATCTTGCAAATGAGCTGGCCGACACAATAGTTAATGCCTTTAACGAAGGTGAATCGGCCGCTATGGCCTGGGGGATGGTTACTGACCAGGTGATGGCAAACGCGATTAAAAGCGCGCTAAAAATGAAGCTATTGAGCGGGCCAATTAATGACGCCGTTGCCGCTTTGGCTGACGACATGGAGGACGGGGCACTTTCGGTGTCAGAGCAAAACGCCTTCCGCGACAAGCTCGACGCCGCGGCTGAGAACTTTAACGCAGCGCTGGCCGCCTACCCTGATCTTTTCGGCACCGAAACGGCAGCGGCTCTGGCAGAGCCAAACCGGAACATGTTCAGCGGAATGACCCAACAAACCGGTAGTGAGCTACTCGGGCAATTTACCGCCCTCCGGATGAGCTCCGCCCGTGTGGCCGATATACTTGCCGACGAGCGCAACGCCAGGGCGGCCATGCGGCAGACGCTTGAGATAATTGCTGAGAATACCTGGTACTGCCGCAAACTTGATAACATTGACCGAACCTTAACCACTTTAGAAACCGACGGGATAAAAGTAAGATGAGCCAGGCAAGTAAGATATTGATCGATGGACAGGACATTTATACGAATTACGGTGTATTTGCCCTCCGCGGTGCGTTTAACGACCTTGTAAAGCTTCCCGATATGAAGGAGCCGTCAAAATACTCCTGGGACACTGAAAACGGCGACGACGTTTATCTTGAAAATAGAAAAATACAGGCACGTGACATCACGCTTACCCTGCTGCTATCCGGGGCAACAAAAGAAGAAATGTGGACTAACAGGCAGGCTCTTTTTGCCGCCATAAGCGCCGATGGATGGCATGACCTGGAACTTGAAACCCTGGGGCGAAAGTTCCAGGTTTACTATGTTTCATGCGAGTCGGCAAAGTTTATTAATTCAGGTAAAAAGCGCATTGAATTGCGGCTTAAATTCAGGATTGACGTATCAACACAGGAGAGCATTGAGATATGAGCTGGACTGTTAATATATTTCAGGGCAACGGCCCCGCCATAACTCCGGTTGAAGTTACGGAAAACAGCTATGTTAATCGCAACGTTATGGGCGAGTGCACTGCCTATATTGAATTCTTTACTGACGAGCCGGTTTCAATCGCGCATGGCGACTATTGCGTACTGCTCGGCGACCAGTACTTTATAAAAGATCAGGTAATACCAACACGCGAGGTAAATAGGCTGAAATATCAACTTACCCTTTACGGAACCGTTCACGAACTTGAAAAGGTTGTTTACTTCATTAGTGATTCTACCGGCGAAGGAATAACAGCCGACGTAAGCTGGAGCTGTACGCCCCTCGAATTTTTGAATCAGCTTATTGTAAACCTTATCAGGGTTCACACATTGGTGCCCTGGAACGCGGGTAGCTGCCTGAGCGCCCCGGCAAAAACAATTACGCTTAAAAACAATAACTGTCTTGAAGCTCTGCAAGCCGCTGCCGAGCTATTCGGAACACACTGGGAGGTTAAGCATCATACTATTAGGCTCAACAAACTCGTAAATGAAAACCTGCTCACGCTTGAGGTTGGGAAAAATAAAGGGCTACGCGAAATAACCGCGAATAAGGGCAGCGATTCAAAGCTAATAACAAGGCTTTATGCATACGGGTCAGACCAGAACAGCCCCACCGGCCAGCCACTTGCCATTGATCCGATAGATCAGCCAGGGGCAATTGAAGTAATTGAAGCTATCGAGGTGTTTGATGATATATTCCCGCAGTTCCTGCTTGCCGTAACGCTTGTGGTTCACACAGGGCCGTATAGCAATGTGCTGCTTACGAATCCAACCGGTTTTAATATCCCTGATTATATAATCCAGGGGCAGACGCCACAGTTGACATTTCTTTCAGGGGAATGTAACGGGCTAACATTTACACTCGCCTGGACTGACTACATGGGTGAAATTGGTTATGTTCCGCTACCCCGAGCACTCCCGGACGGCACGGTAATTCCCGGATCACCAGGTTATGAAATATTCCCTGGAGATAAATTTGAAATCTGGAATGTAACCATGCCGGACTATTTTATGGATGAGGCCCGCCTGAGACTTCAGGAAGCTGCTGAGGCCTACCTGAATGACCACCAAATGAAAACAAAGCTCAATCTGTTTTGTGATGAAATATACTTCAGGCGCAATATGCTAAGCTTATCCCTGCACGACAGGCTTAATGTAATATCAGACATTGTGCTGCAGTTGGCCAGCCCCGGCGTTGAGGTTGAAGTAATCGGCTATAAAAAACGGATCGTAAAGCCCTGGCTCTACGACTCATTAACGGTCGGTGATGTGGTGCTCAAGGAAACGGGCTCATCAACAATGACACAGATAATTGAAAAGATTATACTGAAAACCATTGAAACCGGCGTGGACGACAAGCACTTTGTTCATGCCCAGCAAACCTCATCAGCCGAATGGTTCGTAACCCACGCGCTTGGTAAAAAGCCCGCTGTAAGCCTGCTTAACTTCGACGGGAGCACGAAAGACGGGCAGATCGTATTTCTGAGCCCCAATACTCTGAAAGTACTTTTTTCAGTACCCGGTACCGGGTATGCAATATGTAACTAAGATGGCAAGTAAACCAATTGACATACAGCACGATTTCGTAGTTATTGGAGCGCCTGAGGCGCCCCAAAGCGCCTACGTTGGTTTGTTCGCCTCAGCTCTTGGCCTTGCACAAATATTCAGCGACGGGCGCACAGGGTTACTCCTCAGCACCCTCGACCGCCGCCCTGATGTTAGAGCCGCCGGAGCCACAGACGACAGCGTGGTAACCGAGACCGGCATCAGGGCGGCGATCAATGCCGCTGTATCAGGAGCTACCGGATACTGGAAAAGGGTGGGGACTGTTTTAAGCCCGCTTACCGCCGGAGATACCATCAACGTAGCCTCTTCCGGCGCGGTTCAAGCAATATATGGAATATGCAATGGCGCGGTTAATAGCGTAGGAGTTAGAGGTAGCTCAGATTCCGGCTTTGGAATTTATGGAAGTTCAGATACCTCATATGGTGCAGTGGGCATTTCGATTTCCGGGGGGGGTGGTTATTTTAACTCTTCAAGTGGAACGGGAGTAATAGGCTCGAGCGGAAGCGGAAAAGGTGGGACTTTTACCTCAGGAACCAATTTTGCGATCGAGGCGACAATAAACAATAGCATAACTAACCAGAGGTATGGATTATTAAGCCTCGTAAGAAACACAACCGGGACTGCCGCTAATGGTATAGGCATAAATATTGACTTTCAAATAGAAATGGCCGGGGGTTTCACTCAAAGCCAGGCCTTAATAGGAGCCGAGCTCACTAATGCAACCTCTGCTACATCCGATTTCATATTTCAGCTAAGAAACGCTGGTTCAACCGTTGCTGAAGTACTCAGGCTTAAGGGAAACGGTGATATGCTTTCCTACGCTGACACTTACCAAACAAAAGCAGGTGGACCCGTTAGCCGGTTACGTTCATTCCGAAACAACTCCGGAACTCCCGGTTTTCTGAAATCAGGCGACTATCTTGGATCACTCACATTTGATGCCTGGTCGTCAGCCTCAACTTATGCCGGTGTAGCCGGAATTATAGCTTCAGCAACGGCAGATCACGATGCCACCAACTTCGCCTCAAAACTTGAATTCTGGTTGATGGCTGCAAGTAGCTCATCGCCCCGCCAGGTTGGTGAATTTACCCCCGCCGGAAAGCTTAAAGGAGTATTCGGATTTGCGGTACCTGGTGGCGATGGCATTAGTGGAACATCAACAATAATAACCGGAGTGTCCTATAATTCAGGCACAATGATTTTAACATTTACCCGCGATACGCTGACAATTAGCGGGGGCATAGTAACCCTCGTTGAGGCGGCATCAAACACCGTAATACCTTTATCACCATGAAAAAAAACGCAGAAAGAGTACTCTTAATCACGATTAAAGAACGTGTGATCCTCCCCGGAATCTTACCGGCTCAGGGCGACAAATTAACAATGATCATGTGCCGCTCTTTAATCCAAAAGGCGGAGTTCACCACTCAGGAGATCAAAAAGTTTGAGATGACAGCGACCGGTGAGGCTGTAACCTGGGGAAAGGCCGGAAATGAGGCAAGCTTCACAATTGACATAAGCGACGCCGAAGCAATGATCCTGAAGGATGCGTCAAAGGAGCTGGACTCATCCAAGCGGATCACACAACACAACCTAAGCCTGATCGAAAAAATAGAGGCTCTTTAAAACCATTTAAAACCAAAAACCATGATCACAATTTCAGCAGATGCCACCTATTTGAAAGTAGGCGGAAAGTCAATCCGGAAGGATAACATTCTATTTTTCGACCGCGATGCGACAAACGTACATGTAATCCTGTCAGGACGGCAATTCGGATCGATGCACGACGATAATGGTATAACTATACCATTTGCCGAGGCTGATATAGCTGGCCACGCCGCTTTTGTAAGTACTGATGAACTTCAGTTATTTCTGGAGACAATGTAGGGTATGGTAATAGCAGACGCGGGCACTTGGCTCCGGATCGGGGCGGTCTCAATTAACAAACGAAAAATTAAGCTAATCAGAAGCCAGGGCAATAATGTCCTGATCGATGTGAGCGGGCGTGAAAAGGAATTCCACGCCGGTAATGTAATTGCAATTGACTACCGGGATGTGACAGACCCGCAGGTTTTTGGGAGTGCGGGGGAGCTGGAGGCGTGGGTTCTGGAGGCGACATTGTTGAACCAATTCGACTGGACTGGAAAGTTTCCGTCTGACTTGGAAATAACGGTTAACACACCGGAAGATGTTACCTTAAATTGGGTTAATAACGGAACAGCCGACTACGATAATATAATTCTGGAAAGGTCAACGGACAATGTTAGTTATGCAGCCGTATCGGTATTACCAATCGGTACGACCATTGCAGCCGATGATATTACGATTGATACTTATTTCTGGCGTATTCGCTACAAAGCAGGCACGTCTTATTCATATGCCTCAAACGTGGTAACCGTAACGGAATCAATCATTTTAAATGCAATCGGGGCAAGGTTAACCGAAGATGGCAAAGTTAGATTAACCGAAGATGGCAAAATCAGGGTAGTAGAAACAGTTTAAAAATTACATAAATGGAAACAACAAAAATATCAGCGATTGCAACCGAAGCCACAGTATTAACGGGTGCTGAAAAGTACGAAATTTTGCAGGCAGGAGCTACAAAATACGTAACTCAGGAAACAGTGTTAAGTGAATCAGATAATCATCTGAAACTTATCAAAACACTCGGTTCGCCTGCATTGGCTTTTACGCTTAACCCGATGCTGATTCAACAAACACAAACTTTAGTTGATACCCGTGAGTATATGGTTCCGATATATTTGCCAAAAGCGGCGACATTAACGGGAGTTAAATTTGTTCAGGTAACGCAGGGCAATTACACAGCCGATCAAAACAACCGTATCGGGCTTTACAGCGTTGCAGCGGGGGTGCTTACATTGGTTGCTGAATGTGTCAATGATGGCGATTTCTGGAAGTCAGCGCCAGGTGTAATTACTAAGGCATTTGCAACACCATACGCAGCAGCAGCAGGCGTTTATTATATAGGCTTTCTTTATAATAACTCAGCTCAAACAACTGCACCTGGAATTGGGGCAACATTAACAATGAGTGCTAATGTTTCAGCATTAGATTTAGCAAACTCAAATAAACTTTCTTCATACTTTGAGAGTAAAACAGATTTAGTGCCCTCGACAACAGCGTTGAGTGCAGCCTCTGTAGCTGGTCAAATACCTTTTTTTATGCTCTACTAATCATGCCGACTTTTGAAAGTTATGGAGCAATAGGAGATGGAGTTGCCGATGATCGTAACGCTGTTTATAATGCCTTAAATTCAGGGCTTGAAATAACGGCTGCACACGGTGCGGTTTACTACATTGGCTCAAACATTGAGATTGCAGGAAAGAATATAAATGTTACAGGGCTTGCAACATTTTTGTTTAAGAGTGCAGTAAATATTAAAGTTTCAGGAGTGGCAGGAGTGAACACAACGGTAAAGACAAACACGGCTGTAAATGACGCTTACGTGGAAGTAACTAATCCTGCCGGGTTCGCTGTTGGTAATCTGATTTCAATAACTACATCAGAGGCTAATTCGTGGCCTTACGATGCTAATTACAGGAATGGGGAGTTGCACCTGATTACGGACATTGACGGGGATAAACTTTATGTTGATGATAAAATCTGGACTGAATGGGTAACAGGGGTCAATACTTTAAAAGTGGTTCAATATGTGCCTATTACGGTAACAATGTCAAACATAATTATCAAATATGAAACTCCACAACTCATCAATGCGGGGCTTTATATTTCCTATGCAAAGGACAGCGTACTTAATAAAGTTCACGAACACGATGCAAGGTACATAGGCATAATGATTCACGGATGCTATAATACTATTTTTTCAAACGGTTCTATAAATGGTGCAAATGCTGATAACGGGTATGGGTTAAGATTTCAGGGGAGCAATAAAAGCGAAGTTTTTGGATGCCGGTTTTTCAGGAATTTTAAATCTATTGAAAATGCAAGTTCACCGCCAACGCAAAATGATTACGGAAATTACCCAAACCGTAATTTGTATGTTCACCACAATACAGGTGACGGATTAGGGATGCACGATTCAGGGCAAACGCTATTCAGCAGGGGCAGTATTTTTGCTTCTTCACACGCTTCGATGCAGAATTATATTGTCAAAAATAATACTGTTAAGAACTTTTATCATTGTTTTCAGGCAACCGGGCCGGATGCTGAGATAGAAGATAACACAATTACAGGCAAAACAATGCACCTTGTATTACTTGCTTACGGTAAGAATTACAGCGTAAAAAATAATATCTCAACTGCTAAAATAGGCACATTATTAACAGGCGGTTCTTTTGTGCTTTTCCTCGACCTTGCAGAATCCGGAGGAGTTGAAATAGTTGGTAATGATGTTAGGACTTTGCAGACCTACTTTACTGTTGTCGGAGGCACGCTTGACGCAAACAATGTAACCATAACAGGCAACACCGGCAGGTTTGCCGATGGTCAAACGTACGTTTATAATCAAAAGAGCCGAATACCCGGAGTTGTCGAATCTGATAACACCTGGATAGGCTCTAATGTAAGTGACACGAAAGATTAATTTTAGTTCACCTTTAGAACGGGATGAGCTACTGAATAGCACATAAAGAGGCCTCTGCCTCTTCATAGCAGGTCTCACGCTGCTATAAAGCAAAGGTGCGGTAACACCACGACAAAGGCCTAAAGCCTTATCGGTGTTACCGCACCTATTTTATTTTAACCTGTGAGACAATGCAAAACTATGAAAAAAAAGAAACAGTGAAAAAGAGCTACGCTTACCGGCCCCAATTCGGGCTGGTAATTATATGCCAGGATGAGCAGGAACAAATCAAGCTCTTTAATGAGCTACAGTCAAAAAATCTAAAGCTTAAAGTTGTAACCGTATGAGAATCGAAATCAACCATACCTGCGCTAATTATGATAGCTACAGGGCAGAGCGGGTAAAATCGCTTTTCAATGCTGAAACGGGGTACTCCTGGTCGCACATAGCCGAGTTACCCATCGATGAGTTATTCTGGCAGATCGGGCTTATAGTCGGCCCCAGCGGATCGGGTAAAAGCTCAATCGGTAGGGCCATCTACCCAGATACCCCTTTACATGATCTTTATGCCGGGTGGCCAGCCGATAGGCCAATAGTGGACGCGATTGCACCCACTGGCGACTTTAACCAGGTTACGGGAGCATTGGCGGCCGTCGGGCTCGGAGACGTTCCCGCATGGCTCAGGCCGTTCAGGGTATTATCGAACGGCGAGCAGTTCAGGGCAGGCCTGGCAAGGCTAATCTGCGAGCGTCCGGAGGTGGCCGTAATTGATGAGTTCACCAGCGTAATTGATAGGCAGATCGCTAAGGTTGGCGCGGCCGCCTTCGGTAAAAGCTGGAGGAGAGGTTCCGGGAGGGTGGTATTATTAACGCCACATTATGATGTAATTGAATGGCTTCAACCGGACTGGGTATATGATACTAAAGAGGCGCGGTATTACAGCCGTGACTGCCTTCGGCAACGACCGGAGATTGGTATCACAATTTACAGAGTTCCGGGAACGAAATGGGGTTATTTTAAGCCGCATTACTATTTAGACTTGCCGTTCCCTGTCGCGGCTCAATACTTTATTGCCTTCGCTGGCGATGAACCGGTCGCACACCTGGCCGTGTGCCCGATGTTTCAATCAAAGCATTACAGGGCCACTCGTATGGTTGTGCTCCCGGAGTGGCAGGGAATAGGGGTCGGAACGGCGTTTCTGAATGAGGTATGCCGACAGCACCTGATCGGCAACGGCCGCAACGGGCACCAATTTAGCACGCTATTCCATACCTCGCACCCGCAGCTGTGTAGCGCGCTCAGAAAGTCGGTACAATGGGAGCAAGTAAGCGGGGCCATAAAGTTTGATAACAAGGCCAAATCAATAAAGACCTTGCAGGCCTCGGCCGAGGCAAAGGGCCAGCGCAAGAAGTCGGGCGGGTTTGGTGGCCATTTCAGGGCCATACAGGGCTTTAAGTTTAAAGGCAGTGAAAATGGTCATTAA